CAGTTACTCCCATTGTGTCGGCCTCGGGTGCGGTTCGGGCGGACAACTCCCGGAAAAAAGCGACCTGGGAAGATGTGGCCGCACTGCAAACCCGCCTGAAACTGCTCAATGGACCGGGCGTCCTGGTACTGGTACTACACCCTTTACACGCACAGGATTTGCGCAATGAAGACCGTCAGTTTTACAAGGTAATGGCGGATCAGACCAAGGGCATCATTGCCAACCGGGAAGGCTTCATCATTATGGAGTACAGCAACAATGCCGTTTACGACGGCACCAACAACAAGAAAGCGTTTGGTGCGGCTGCGGCTCCTTCGACCGACCGGTATTCCTCTTTTGCCTTCATGCAGGACGAAATTGCGAAAGCAGACGGTACAGTGGAAATGTTCGAGCGGTTGAAAGATCCGGACCAACGCGGTGACCTGGTGGGCTTCCAGAAGCGTTTCAAAGCCCTGACCATCCGTGGTAAGTTCATGGGTGCCCTTGTGTCAGGCACTTAATCCCTCATAAAGACAGGTGGAAGATTGGTCCACCGCGATTAGAAAGCAGGGAGCCAGCAACGGGGCTGGCTCCAAACCAGAACACGTATGCGAAAAATTACTCACCTTGTTTTGCATTGCACGGCTACCCCCCAGACGGCCACGGTCGAAAACATTCAACGGTACTGGCGCCAGGAACTGAAGTGGAAAGCGCCGGGCTATCATCACCTGATTCAACCGGGTGGTCAGGCCATTCGCCTGGCTCCCGATGAAGTAGTAACCAATGGAGTGGCTGGTCACAACCGAAACAGCATCCATATCAGCTATATCGGCGGGGTGGATCAGTGGAACAAGCCGACAGACAATCGCACGGCGGAGCAACTGCTTACCATGACGAACCTGGTGAAGTATTATAAGGGTTTATACCCCAATGCAATTGTGCTGGGTCACCGCGACTTTCCGGGTGTGGCTAAAGCCTGTCCTTCTTTTGACGTCAAAAATTGGTTGAAAAACTTCCCCCTTTAAACGATGGACTTTAGTCAATTCAAATTATCCAATATTCGGCGCGGCCCCCTATCCACAACCATCGGCTTACTCATAGGGGCCATCGCCATTGCGGGCGTTTTCCTGACCCAGAAGGTAAGTTGGGAAGGGGCCATGGCGGTAATCATGTTTATCACCATTCCGCTGGCCCTCTCTGACGACACGCCTCCCAGGCCCCCTGCTATGCTGATCCTGGTGATCGGCGTATGTCTGCTCTTACTTTCCTGTGGCAGACCTCCTCAGCGCCATACCGAAACCACAGATTCTACCTGGGTGCTGGAAAAGCTCAGACCAGTATCAGTCAAGATCCCTTCATCTAAAGCGGATTTGAAACTCAGGCTGCAACTCAAAACAGCCACCAGGCCCGGGGAGAAACCCCGGATTGAAAGCGTTTCGCAACTGGCCACCAATCAACGGGCCACCGTTGCCGTTTCGGTTGCCGAAGATGGCACCCTCACTGCCACGGCGGTGTGTGATTCCCTGGAGGTAGTGCTTCAGGCCAAGGACCGGGAAATTAATCGCATGCGGTCGGAGAAAACCAAAGAAATGATACCCGTGCGCTACACGGCCTGGTATGACATTGCCTGCCGGTGGCTGGCCCTTGCCTTCTTACTGGTTGCTAGTTTTTACGCACTTAAAATTTATCACCATGCAAAATTACACTGAACAGGAATTGGTGGAAATGGCAGAAAGCTATTTTGAAGCCCATCCCAATGAAACCAAGCTATTTGCCACTACGGACGGAAACTTCTTCCTGGAAGCCGATAAAGGCCACGCTACGTACCACGCTTACCAGCACGACTTGCAAATGGTGGAGATCAATCAGTTAACGGTTGAGCCGATCCAAGAGGAGGAGCTTTCCCAGGAGGAGATCAATCAATCGCCGGACAGCCCCATTGATGTGGAGACGCTTTCCCAGTTGGAGAAAATAGAACTGGTGGCACTGAGAGAGGCGTATGAGCAGCTTTTCGGTAAGAAACCAGCGGCCAATATCGGAAAGGACACTTTGTTAAAACGAATTCAGGATAAAAAAGCGGAGGCATAATGGCTTTACCCATCGTAGATGTAGTTCAAACCAATGGCAACCTAGGCCGCGTCGCATTGCTTACCGATGGCATTGCGGCGTTGGTTGTCACGGGCGTAGCCCCGGCTGGCTCTCAGTTCGCCTTGGGAGATCAGCTTGTTTTTACGAGCCTGGAAGATGCCCGTGCCAAGGGCTTGGATGAGAACTATGATTCCACCCATGGCATCGCGGTGTTTAAACACCTAGTTGACTTCTACTCCGAAGCGGGGGAAGGCAGCGAATTGCACGTAATGGTCATTGCCCGGACGGAAACCCTGACCACGGCACTGCTAAAAACCAACAACTTTGCCGCCAAGCTGCTGGCCGACAAGAAAGGCCGGATCAAGCTGCTGGCAGTAGCGCGTAACCCCTTGGCGGGTTATACCCCCACGGTTACCAATGGCGTAGATGCGGATGTGTTTACCGCCATTGCCAACGCCAAAGACCTGCGGACTCAGGAAGCGGGCTTTTACCGCTATTGTCAGTTCATTGTAGAGGGCCGGAGTTTCGCCGGCGCTGCCGGCATTGCCACGATGACGGACTTGCGGGCAGTCAACGGGCCGAATGCCAACCGGGTTTCGGTATGCCTTTCCGCCGAACCGGCACAGTCGCTGCTGACTCCGGGCTATGCCTCCGTAGGCTTACTACTGGGTAGGCTGGCTGCCGACCCGGTTCAGCGCAACCCAGGTCGGGTAAAATCGGGTCCGCTCAGCCTGCTCAATGCCGCACTTAGCAATGGGGCCGCTGTCAGCACCTTTACGGATACCCAATTGAATATCCTCAATGATAAGGGGTATATCTTCCTGCGTCAGCACAGTGGCAAAGACGGATTCTACTTCAGTAATGACTGGACCGCTACCAAGCCAACCGATGACTATAGCCGTATTGCCCGGGGAAGGGTGATGGATAAGGCGAGCCGGCTGGTCCGGGAGGTGTACGTAGAGGAATTGCTCGATGAGGTGGATGTAGATCCGACAACCGGTCTGTTGGCGACCAGCCAGATCAAGAGCTACCAGGCTTCAGCTCAAACCAAACTGGAGCAGGAAATGAAAGCCAGAAAGGAAATTGCCGGCGTGGTCGTCACCGTCGATGCCGATCAGAACGTGCTGAGCACCGACGAAATCCAAACGACCATCGACATTACGCCGCGCGGCGTTGCCAACCGGTTGAAGGCCACACTAAGCTACTCTAACCCTTCTAACTAATGGATACGAAAATTAACGGGTTCCAGTATGCCTGGGAAGACATTGAGGTCAATATCCTGGGGCGCATCATTGAAGGCATCGTGGAAGTGGAGTATACCACGGAAAAGGAGCACCTCAACATCTACGGCCGGGGGGCTAAACCGGTATCGATGGGGCGTGGCAGAGAGTCCTACTCGGGGAAGCTGGTGGTTTTGCAGTCGGAACACGAGGCGATTCAGTCTTCTTTGCCCAGGGGCAGCAAAGTCACGGACCTGGTATTTCCCATTACCGTTTCGTATGCCCCGGCGGGCGGGGCTAAAACCACCGACATTCTCAAGTATTGCCGGATCTCCAAGGTGACCAAGGGAATGAAAGAAGGGGACGGTAATATGACAATAGAGTATCCCCTGATGATTGGGGATATTGACTACAACGTTTAATTCAAACTTTTAACCAATCTTACTAATGCCAGAAGAACTGAAAAACGCAAAATACCCCACGGATGTGGAGGTGGAAGCCTGGAAGCAACAGCACGGACGAGTGTATGAGATTGAGGTGGAGGATAAGAGATGCTGGCTGAGAAAGCCCAGGCGCAAAGACCTGAGTCACGCCATGACGGTTGGCAAGAAAGACGGCCTCAAGTTTAACGAAGCCATCCTAAACGACTGTTGGCTGGGGGGTGATTCGGAGATCAAGACGGATGATGACCTTTTCATGGCAGCCAGCAACGTGCTGGATGAGATCATCGAATTCAAACAGGCAGAAGTAAAAAAGCTCTAACCGAAGCGGAAGTAACCAGTTCGACCGACTACATCCGGTTGATCAACTCTCAGCTTCGGTACCATTTCAAAATGAGCAAGGAAGAGGTAGAAAACCTTTCTGATGAGGAGTGGGCTGAATTGTGGGCCGATCTTCAATACATACGCAGTAAAGAAGCTGGACAATAAGGCATTTATCCGGGCGGTGTTCGCTGGCTAAGGGCCTTTAAACTATCATTTAAATGGGTGTTAAGCTATCAGAATGGCGGCTGAAGATAACGGAGAACATCGAAAAAACGATGATTAAGCTCAACGGCGCTTCCGATAAAGCAGCCGCCAAATTCACCAAGCTTCAGGATAAAATCAACGGCTTTCGGGGCGGGTTGAAAGATGCTGCCGGGCAAGTGCCGGTACTCAACAGCGTAATTGAGGCAGTAAGTAATCCTTATCTGGCTATTGCCACAGCAGTAGTAGCAGTAGGTATTGGGATTGGTATAGCCATAAACAAAGCCGGAGAGTTTAAGCAAAAAACGGCGGAATTATCAGCTATTACGGGCATAGCCGGTAAGGAGCTTGCTTACTTGGAAGAGCAGGGTAAGCGAGTAGGTATTTCATCAGGATTGGGGGCGAACCAGGCAGTGGAAGCCTACAAACTGTTGGCATCAAACATTGACATCGCGACAGTAGGCGGGGTGAAGGGATTAAAATTATTAGGTGATGAAACCATTCTGCTTGCGCAAGCGGGCCAGGTTGACTTGCCGACTGCTGCTGATACAATGGCAGGAGCAATCAATCAATTTAGTCTGGAAGCAAACCAGGCTAGCCGCGTAGTAAACGTCTTAGCGGCCGGAGCAAAATTCGGCGCGGCTGAAATTCCTCAACTGGCTGCATCACTGAAAATCGTTGGGACCAGTGCCGGGATTGCAGGAGTCAGTATTGAAAATACGGTAGGTGCGCTAGAGGTACTCTCGCAAAGCGGAATAAAGGGCGGGGAAGCAGGTACCGGCCTGCGGAATGTAATGCTGAAGCTTCAAACCGAGTTGGGAAAGGATATTTCAGGAAAAGGTTTTAATAAGGCTCTTACTGAACTGAAGCCCAAATTGAGTGATACTACTTTCCTGGCTAAGATATTCGGCGCAGAAAATATTGGAGTAGCTCAAAGTCTGATCAAGAATGCACAGGCGGTTGAGGAAATGACTGAGAAGGTGACCGGTACTCAGACGGCGCTTGAGCAGGCCAGCATTCAAACTAATACTTATAAAGGTGCGCTGGACCGGATGAAAGCCGGGGTAGATGTGTTGTTTATTGATTTCGGTGAAACGCTGCTTTCTCCTCTCACTACCTTGTTTAATCTGGCTACGGATGGTATTCTTTGGCTGAGGGAGAATATTCAAGCAGTCAAAGCTGTACTGATTGGAGCGGCTGTTGGAGTAGCAGTGTACGGCGGTGCCTGGATGGTGACGAATGGCTTTATAGCACTGGCCACGACTACTCTAATACCCGCAGTCATCGCAGGTATCAAAGCTGTCGGTGTAGCTATCATTAGCATTCCTATTATTGGTTGGATAGCGGGTATTATTTCTGCCCTGGTTATAGCGTATCAAACTTCTGATAAATTCCGGGCGGTAATTAATGGGATTGGTGCCGTGTTGGCCTCCTTTGTTCCCTTCCTAATGGCCATTGGCAATGTCTTCCTGAATGCCTTTAATCCAGTGAAAGCAGCTAAAGCGGCGGCGGCGGCAGTAGAGGAGTTTAAAAAGATCGATGTCTCAAAAGCGTTCAATGATGCTTATGACAAAACCATTTCTGAAGCTGCTAAAAAGCAGGAATCGGCTTTGGGTGCGGCGGGTGTAGGTTCTAGTGACCCAGCAAAAAATCAGGGCGTGGGAGCCGACAAGAATAAGAAGGCCCAGGATGGCCTCCAGGCAGTCAATGAGGGCGGCAAGCAGGTTCGCAACATCACCGTACATTTTGACAACCTGGTGAAAGAATTTACCATTAACGCCCAAACGGTGAAAGAAGGGGCTTCTCAGATGAGGGATGTGATTCTGGAAGAGATTATCCGGGCCGTAGCAGGCGCTGAACAAATAATATAATGGCAAGAAATACCGAGGCTTTTAATATTACCACTTTGTTCAACCTGGCCTTTCGGGGACAAGTGGCCCCCCCTTACCCAGGCTCCAAAGCTGAAAAGGCACGGGTAGAGATTCTCAAAAATGGCTATTCGGCCACGCCCCTGGCTCAACAGCAGGCGCAACGGTCCTCCATCCTGGGTACGCCGATATTTATGCCCTGCACGATTGACGGGTTTGAACTACCAAACGAGCCCTTAATTACAATCGAAATCGGCAAATCGATTGTACGCACGGATTTGGCAGGCTATAACGGCAGTGTGAAAGAGAACATGGGCTTAGGTGACTATGAGATCGTTATTCAAGGCGTTGCCACCAACGATCAGTCCGACGATTATCCCGAAGCGACGGTTAGACGGCTGAGGGAAATTTTTGAGAAGAAAAAAGAGGTAAGTATTGTCAGCCCATTGATGGCCTTGTTTGGCATCCATTTCATTGCCATTGAGCGGCTACGTCTGCCGGCGGTAGAAGGCCAAATTCAATTTACGGGTTATGAATTCCAGTGCTTCAGTGACATGGATGTGAGTCTAATTATACGCGATGCAATTCTTTAACTGTAAAATCACCCTGGGTAATAAGTATCTGGAAACCTGCCATAGTTTCGAGATAGTAAAGACTTGGAAGTCCATTGGTGATCAGGCAGTACTCAAGCTTCCCGGTCTGGCTAAGCGGCTGGAAACCCTGGTGAAAACCGGAGACCCGGTAAAGATCAAGGCCGGTTACGACGGGCAACTGATTACCGAATTTGAAGGCTACGTAGATGAGATTCTGCCCGTGATTCCTTTCGAGTTGCGGCTCATGGATGAAAGCTATTTTCTCAAGCGCAAGCGCATCAATAAGTCCTGGAAAAGCATTAGCCTAAAGGCATTGCTGATTGAGTTAGGCTGTGAGCCGGCGGCAAAAATACCTGACATTACACTGGCTCCCTTCCGGCTTGACCAGGTGAGCTACTATAAAGCACTGGAGAAGCTCAAGGAAGAGTACGGATTAACCGTCTATTTCAGGGGTAAAAAGTTATTCGCCGGGTTGGCCTACACCGAAAACACGGCCAAAGACCGGGTGAATTATCATCTGCAAAAGAATGTAATTAAGGCCGATCTGACCTTCAAACGCAAGGAAGATGTGAGGCTCAAGATCAATGCAGTGTCTGTTCTGCGCAATAATAAAACCATTAAGAAGTCGGTAGGTGACGAGGGTGGCGACCAGGTGACACTACACTTCTACAACATTGAGAGCGAATCGGCTTTGAAGGCATTGGCTCAGGAAGCTTTGGAAAAGATGAAGTACGAGGGATACCGGGGTGGGATTACCACATTTGGACTGCCTTACGTGGAACACGGCTGGACGGCCAATTTGATCGATGAACTTTACCCGGAGCGCAACAGTCGGGTATTTGTTGACCAGGTGATTACCAAGGTCAGCAAATCAGAGGGCTACCGGCGGGTAGTGAGTTTAGGCAGAAGAGCCAGTTGACAAAAGTTTATTCGGTTTGGTTCAACCTTTTTTGCTCAAAAAGAGACCGGCCGTAGACAGATCAGGGTCGGTACCGGACAAACTCAAAGGGCATAGAGCAAATAAAATTTGGAATGGAGAAAGCCGAGAGACTGAGACAGGAACTGAGGAAGTTGCTTAAGGGTGATTTTTCCGCAAAGGCTGCCACTGTAATTGTCCTGGATCGTGTTGACCAGTCAATAGATGTGAGGCCAGCAGACGGCGGGGCTGATATTCTAAACGTCCGTCTCCAGGCCGCTCTGGATCAGCAAGAGTTGGGGGTGATTGTCTTTCCCAAGGTGGGCAGTGAGGTGCTGGTAATGGCCATGAATGATAACTGGAACAGCGCCTTTGTAGTAGCCACCACAGAAATAGATCAGGTGATGGTGACCATTGAAAAAGTTCAAATGTCGCTCACCAAAGAAGGGCTGCTTCTGAAGAGAGAAAATGAAACGCTTCGTGGGCTGGTAGGCGATCTGATTGGGGTCATTGGCGCACTAACCTGGAAAACGAATTACGGCCCAACCATTGGCTTGGTACCAACCAGTCAGCAGGCTTTAAATAATATTAAAACGCGGTTTGAAAAGCTTTTAAATGGCACTTAATACCCCAGCATTCAAGAATGGCCTGAAAGCGCTTCTGGATAATCTTTCCCAAAGGGTGGATAATCCTGAACAGGCGAAGATAGACTTCTGCCAGGGAATGGCGGAATTAGTGGAAGCATTGGTGAAATCCGGATCCGTATCGGTGCCGGCTGCCGGTCTGACGGCACCCAACGGGCCAGTGGCAGGAACCGCAAAAGGAACCATCTCATGAAGGTATTTGACATTTTGCTGGAGGGCTTCGACCTGTTTATACGCAACGGCGACTTTGTGATAGGTGAAAGCACCCGTCAACACCAGGCCATATTGCTGGTGGCCAATCAGGGTGAACTACGGCAATATCCTGACCGGGGGGTAGGGCTGAATGGCTATCTGCTGGATGAGATGGACTTAGGGGAACTCAAGCAGAATATTTCCAGGCAGTTTGAATTGGACGGGATGCGGGTAAACTCCATAGATTTTGATGGTGAGGAATTAAAACCAGACGCGGAATATGGCCCGAACAGTTAATGAGATTTTTAACAGTATCGTAGCGGCAAAGATGGCCGAACCAGCTTTGTCAGGGCTGACATCCAATAGTGTTACAGCGGTATGGCGACTGTGGGCTTACGTAACTTCGGTGGCTCATTATACCCTGGAATCCCTGTGGGATTTATTTATGGCTGAGGTAGAAGCCAAGATTGCGAAAGCTCAACCAGGTACCGATGAATGGTATGCAAAAAAGGCACTGGAGTTTCAGTTTGGAGATGCCTTGCAGATCGTGAATAATCAACTCATTTACGCTACAATTGATCCCAGCAAGCAGGTAGTAAAAAGGGTATCGGTTACCGACGATAAAGAAGGTGGTTCGATCATCAAAGTTGCTACCCTGATGAATGGCAACCTGGCATCTCTCAGCACTCCTCAGTTGACTGCGTTTCGATTTTACGTAGACCGGCTGCAATTTGCTGGCTCTAAGCTTTCCGTTATCTCGCTCAATTCTGACCTGCTGAAGTTCTCGCTGGCTATCTACTATAATGCGCTCTATGATTTGGAGGGTACGACCGGCCTAAAAGCGAGAATAGCCAAAGCTGTAGATGAGTATTTGCTCAATCTGGATTTCAGAGGGAATGTAATTCTCAATGATCTTGAATTCTATCTGCGAAAGGTAGATGGGGTGAAAGATGCAGTGGTATCGAGTCCTTTTGCCAAAAGGAATGGAGCCGATTACCAGGTTGTCGTACGAAGTTACGAAACCGTGGCAGGCTATATACGCATTGATCCGGACTTTCCGCTTAGTTCTAATGCCGTCGTGCAATACATACCGCAATGATATTTTTGGTAGACTTTACGCTGCTGATTACTCATTTGTTAGGCAGCTTTCTCCGGAGAATTCGCATGATTGCCTGGTTGGCATGCCTGCTGGCTCCGGTTAAAATTCTTCATGCAGACTTTAGGAAGTTTCGGGATGACAAGCTTCGGGAATTGAGTTATAATAGTCAGACGATGATGTTTGAAAAGTTGCTCAACGATAAGTTTCCCAATCCGGCTAATAGGATCTATATCCAAAACGTTAACAGCGTCACGGTGCGGAATTACATCTACAACTTGTCTGAGAATGAAAGGCCACTTTACATCAGTAACCTGTCTGAGAACCCCAAAGAACCCTATATCCAGTCGCTTATTGAATTGAATTCGGACTATGATTTTATAGTCTTCGTGCCAGCAAGTCTGACTTTTGACCTGAACCAAATGAATGCCATCATTCGGAAATACAAGCTGGCTGGCAAAAGATACGTAATCAAAAAATACTGACATGAAAAAACTGCTTACTGGAAATCTTGGAGGACACCTGCTAAGCCTGGATGACTTTAGGCACATGCAGGAAGGGGTGTACGAAAGCCTGGAGGCCACGGTAAAATCACTGCTTCCGTCCGGTAGCGACCGCTGTATTTTATTCGGTTGCGTACTGACGGTGGCTGGATCAGACTTCAGTCTGAGTCCAGGAGCCATTTTCTATCAGGGCGAAATATATCCGGTAGATGCCCAAACCGGGGTTACCAATGGGGTGCCTTACTGGGTGTTATCTACTTCGTATGCGCCGTTCAATCCGGTAACCTACAACGATGGCGCCCCCCACAATGTACACGCGATCCGTAAGGTTTCGCTACAGTATGGTACTGGCAGTTTCCTGTATGCCTCTACTCAGAAGCTTCCTGACCTCTTTACCTCTACGCTCAATGCATCGGCTATTCTGGATTTGGTATTTGATGTAGGGGATTTCAAACTGGTGAAAAACTTAAGCACTCATTTCGACCTGGCTACGGGTCTGGCCAAGCCGGGCAAATATTTCGGCAAATGGGCCGTGGCAGATGGTCGAAACAGTACTGATGATTGTAGAAAGCGCACTTTGGTTGGCTTGGATACTTCCACAACCCCAGACGCAGATTTTTCTCCGGTGGGGAAAGTGGGCGGGGTGAAAGAAGTGGCATTAACAACGTCACAGATGCCAAGCCATAACCATTCGAGTAATGCGCCGAATGGAGGAATACACAATACCTTCAGTGGTGGCGGATCGGCTGAACGGGCAGTAAGAGCTACACCGGCTGGTGGTGGAAGTGGTCAGGTGGCTACCATTAATAATACTGGAGACGGCCAGGCCCATACCAACCTTCAGCCATATCGCGTTTGCGGCATCATTCAAAAAATAGCCTAATGCGGACCATCATCATTTCCGAAGGACAAAACATCATTGACATCGCTATCCGGTATTATGGCGAAACATCAGGGATTTTTGCCCTAATAGCTGATAACCCGGATTTGAACTTGAATTCAACTCTGGCGGCTGGTCAAATGCTGATGATTGATGAGACCAAGGCAATCAATTCACAAATCATCCGCTATTTCGATAGCCAAGGTAAGCAGATCAATACGGGCAATAGTGGCAAGTCGGAAGGCATTGGCTATTGGTTTATTTCTCTTGATAATATCGTACAATGACTATACGGAGCAAACAATATCTGAAGACTAAGTTCCTTACGGGTGCCAAACCTACGCAAGACGATTACCATGACTTGATTGAAAGCGTGGTCAATCAGGAAGAAGCGGCCTCTTTTGGGTTGGGTGAATATAATCCGACTGCCCTTTACAAAGCCGGTGCCGGTACCCTGCGGCTGGGTAAGATATATCAGGCGCTTGAAGATGTAAGCGGGACATTCAATCCCTTGAAATGGCGGGATATTACCAGCCAAGTGTTGAGCACCGGCTTTCCTATCTGGACCAGTGGGGAGTCCGTTCCAGTGAATGCTTACCGGGAAAGGAATTCCAGGCTGTTTAAGTCCCTTCAGAACGGCAATACGGGCAACGACCCGGTACTGGATAATCTGGCTTCTCCGGTTTGGTGGCAGGAAATCAGTGCCTCCTCCAGTGCGTTTGGTAAGTACTGGCAAAATGGCCTCTATTTTAAGAACGATGTAGTACGCTTCTTTGATGCAGGCTCAGGCCGGGTCAGGTTGCTGGAGATGACGCAGGCATCTTTGATCAGTTCAGATGTGCCAACTGAATTACAGGAAGGCAAATGGCGAGATGTAGGGGGTACAGGTGACGCGGGGCCAGGTGTTGGATCAGGCACGGCTGAAACCACGGACTATACCCCGGCTGATTCGGATAATTTAGGTGGGTTTTGGAAGACGCTGCTGACAGCCGGAAAGCTGAAGGTGTCTGCTGCCCTGGACAGGGTTGCGTCAAATATTGGTCTGCTGGGTGGTTTGACCACTACGAATAAAGGTAGCCTAGTGGCAGCTATTAATGAGGTCAATGCCAAACCGACAGGAATTAATAGTTCCGGGGCAGTTATTAAAAAAGGCACTTTCAACGCTACCACAGGGAACGTCACTGACCTGGTAACAGGAGCAGTCAGTGTGATTCCAACCGCAGCCCCTGGCAATAAAGGCTGGTTTTGGGTAGTAGCAACAACCGGTACTTATTCAGGAGTGGCCTATGCCATATCAGACTGGATTGTTTCCGATGGAAATAGCTTCAATAAAGTAAATAATACTGATTCCGTTACCTCTGTATACTCGAAGGTTGGAGCGATTGTCCCAACCAAATCGGATATTGAGGCTTCTTTAGCCTTAACAGGAACGAGCAATAGGGCGATTGTCGCTAATCCAGGTGGTCAACTGCTGGAGTACGAAGTACTAAATCGGGTCATAACTGATACGACGACGATAAGTACCCTTACCAATGAGGGTAATTGGGTGGGAGACATTTGCATTGCTGCCGGAGCGGAGGCGCAGCTTTATATCGGGGATGAATACCGCTATGACTGTATATTGACCGGAGGACAGGGTACGGGGAAGTGGACTCGTTATCCCACAAATAAGAAATACGTGGATGTATTCGTAGAAAATAGCTACACCGCATTTCCGACTTTGGCTCAGTTGAACAGCGATTTTCCTGTGTCCGACATTGGGCAGCAGCTAAAAGTGACGGTGGGCGGTGTGTTGCGCGTGTATGAAAAAAATGCGGTCAATTCCTGGTTTTACTATTCCACCACTTTCGTTAGTTAGTTTATGATAAAACGGGTATTACAATCGGGAAATAAAATATTCAGGATAGGGAACACAATTTTCGGTATTCAACCCGTGCCTGCCTTTACCGTTTTTAACACGATTTCCGGATTTAATCAGCCGGTAGGAATTGCCATCGACGCGCCTAATAATCGCGTTTTTGTGTCAAACGCGAATGCAAATACGGTCAGAATCCTAAACCTGACGACCCTGGCCGAAATCCAGGTACTCACCGGCTTTACGACTCCCTACTTTATCGCCATCGACCAAGCCAATAATCGCTTTTTTGTATCAAATGTGACAGGAAACACTGTTCGGGTAATCAATCTCACAACCCTTGCCGAAATCCAGGTACTCAACGGATTTGATGCACCTTACGGCCTTACAGTAGATTCAGTCGGTAACCGACTTTTTGTTTGTAATGGCAACGGTAATACCGTTCGAGTGTTAAGTCTGACAAACCTGGCTGAAATCCAGGTTCTCGCTGGATTTAATGCACCCTATGGTGTTACAACTGATACGCTCAATAACCGGCTTTTTATCTCGAATTATGGCACCAATACAGTGAAGGTAATCAGCCTATCAACCCTGCTGGAAACTCAGTCCATAAGCGGGTTTACTAATCCTTTCGACCTGGCGGTCGATGTGCCTAATAACCGTCTTTTTGTCAATTCCATTTCTGGAGCCAACAAAATCCGCATCATGAACCTGGCTTCTCTTACAGAGATACAAACATTAACTGGCTACAACAGCCCTTTTGGGATTGCGATGGACCCGCAGAACAATCGATTCTTTGTTTCTAACTTGGGTAGCAATACTGTTATTGTTCAGACGCTAACTTAATCTTTATGATACACTTGCGAATTGACTCACAGGGAAATATTCAGTTAATTTCAGTTTACGCCTTTACCGATACATTCCCTTATACGGGAGCCATTCCAGCCGATTTTTTTGCAATGGTTGGATTAGGTAAGTACATAATAA